CCTTTCTAATCCAAGGAGAGAATCTTTTCCGAGATCGTAAAATATTTAGTAAAAAGTCGTACTGTAGTCTTTTATCAAGAGAATTGTATATATTCATTTCATTTGCATAGAGAACAGCATCCATGTGTCCTGCCATGCATCTATTGATTATAAATGCAGGATACATCGATTCAGTAACCTCTGGATCGTCAAACACATTATTCTTTTTGTAGTTGATTGAGTTCAACCAATCCTTTAGTTCTGGTTTCATTCTCTTACATATTGAGTGAATGTTGTGTCTGTAGATTTATATTGTCTTTTCAAGTATTGTACCGCTTCTATTGGGTCTGCGTCAACTGAACATGTGAATATATCACACATCGCAAGTTTTTTTTCAGGCCATGTGTGTATACTGATATGACTGTCTGCCAATAAAGCAAGACCTGTCACTCCTTGAGGTTCAAATTTATGTGCAGTCACATCAATTAGTGTGGATTTTGATTTACTTGCAGCGATTTGTAATGCAAGTTTGCAAAATTCTAAATCATCTAACAACTCAGAGGAACAACCTTTCAATTCAAATAAAACATGTTTCATCTACCCTCTTTTGATTTGTTTCTAATGGTAATGTGATTACCTTCTATCTGTATCTGCAAATAATCAGTGTGACCCCAACCTAATTTTTCATAAAGTTCATCAAGTTTTTGCATGTCCTCCCACAAATCTGTGGGTGTAGGTTCACCGAAGTATGGATTGTCTTCTGGATTCATGTTATAAAACCTGCCTGATTGAGTCTGTCATAGTTATAGCATCCTCCAAAGGAGAATTGTATCTTTGCCTCTTTATTATAGTTGAAAAGTAGCAATTCTTTCCTTTGTTTTTGTTTCATCATATAATCTCCCACAGATCTCATGGTATATGTATGAGCATACTCAGATGCAGACCAACTATTGAATCGATCCTTTATGAGTTGTGATGAGTTATATGATATCAACATCTTTGCACATTTTTTATCACATTTTTCTGCAAATTTATCATGATCAAATGTCTCATGCATGTCACCTTTCTTACCATACAAGTTTGAATCTATCTCATATGGTGGATCAAGATAAACAAATGCATTAATTAAATCTGTCAATAATATTTCGTAATCGTCATTGGTTATTGTCCATTTTTGTATGACTTTGCTGTATTGCGGTAACCTTGAGATGCCTCGCAATGAAAAGTTTTGAATACTTGCCTGTCTTGAAAAACTACTAGACTCAGTAAGACCACTGAAACTACACTTATTGACGATATAGAAAGCAATAGCACGTTCGAGATTGGTAGATCCTCTATCATGTAATATAGACTTGCTATCCTCGAAGAGTACTCTACAGTCAGAACATTCCCTTTTAATCTTTGTGAGTTTGGTCGCAATTTCATCACCTTGTTGTTGTAAGATTTGCCAAAAGTTTGTCAATGGTTCGTATAGATCATTGACCCATATTTTCAAATGAGGAAATGTGGTGCTTATATGTAGTGCTACAGATCCACCACCTAGAAAAGGTTCACGATACTCTCTACAAGATGATAAGTTTGGGAAGAAATTTTTAATTTTATTTACCGCCCGTGATTTACCACCGGGATATCTCAGGGGTGTTTTGAGATTACTCATTTGAATTCACACTCCTTTTTAAATTCCCAATTATCCTTATACTGAGAATACTTACCTACTCTCTTATAAGATAATCTAATTTGTTTTGCATCTCCTGTAACTGATCTAGGAATTATATACCATTGATCAGGAACAACGTCATGAATAGCAAAAAAATCTATTGAATTTTCTGGATAAGGATATTTTTTGGAACCCTTTTGCCCATTACTACCCTTACTAATCATACAGTTACCGTTACCTCTTCGAGAGGATTTAACTTGAACTTTATATATTTTTTCTTTCACATCTACAACCAAATCATAATCAGCAGTCCCTATAGGATTACTAACCATATATCCATGCTCAACAAAACATTTGTGAGAAAACGTTTGTTCTGAAATTTCACCTTCCTTTATAGTATCTTTAGTCATTTGAACTCACACTCCATCATAATTTCAGTCATAGCAGCAAGCAAATTTATTTCTTGATCAGCAACAAATGCAGATTGATACTGATATTTTGCAACTACTAATACTGCATGTGGTATAGTGGAAGGTTTCAATTCATTATACAATGAATCATAGATATTTCTCAGTATCGTGTTGGGGTCATTATCAAGATTTTGTACTATCCATTTTCTTACGTTAGGAAAATCTTTCTTAGAAAGATATTGCATCAACTCTTTCGTATTTACATCTACAAGTTTAGATAATAATCCTGTATCAATTTCTCCTCCTGCTGCATATCGCTGACACTCGTTTAGAACTCGTCTCCAATCAGGGAAATGTGCTTGGATGACCTGTGCTAAAACTCTTTTATCTGCTGTGACATTTTCTAATTGTAATATCTCATTCAATCTTTTGAAAAAAGATGCTGCTATAGTTTGTTTTTCCTTACCGTCAACAATAAAATCTATAACCGTACATCTAGAATGAAGTGGTTCTATGATTCTGTTTTTGTAATTGCACGTAAAAATAAATCTACAGTTTTTATAAAACTGTTCAACATTCGCCCTAAGAAGTAATTGAACATCATGGGTGGTGTTGTCTGCCTCGTCAATGATAATAACCTTATGCTTGCCCCTTGACGTAAGGGAAACAGTAGAGGCGAAACTCTTAGCTTGATTACGTACAGTGTCGAGGAACCTACCTTCATCTGATCCGTTTATAACATAACTATCTAGTCCCATCTGCTTGCACAGTGCCTTTGCCACAGTGGTCTTTCCTATACCGGGAGGTCCAGACAGGAGCATATTGGGTAATTCACCTTTCTCTAAAAAGTCATTGAATGTCTTTTTGATTCTCTCAGGTAAAATGCATTCATCAATTGTTTTGGGTCTGTATTTTTCAACCCATATAAAATCTCTATCCAAAGTCATCAATAAACAAGTTTGAGGATATAGCGATTCTCTTTCCCTTTGTCTTGGGGACAGAATGAGTAAGAGCACCATGCCATACTACTAGCATACCAGACTTCGGTTTGATTCGCAACGTGTCAAATCTTATAGGTGCAGCATCTTCATCTGCATATGCATAGTAACAAGTTCCCCATGTAGATGGAAAATGAGTATGCTTTACAGTATAATCACCTTCTTCATACATGATCGCCCAAAAATCATGAACCTTGTATGTGCAATAAGATAAACGACTCCATCTCTCAAGATCAGATTTTCTTGCTCTTTCTACACCATCTAAAATTTTTCTGATATATGGATTGAATACATCAGTTTCTTTATGAGTTTTATATGAACTTCTCCATGCCTTTACATTGGATACCTCACCCTCTGGAAAATTATCTCTATGATTTTTTATATCCTTAATAAGTTGATCATTGTCAATATTCAACTGCATAGAATATACAGGCATATTGATCATACATCTATTGTTTAATACATCCATTCTGGTCTTCTTGACGGGTCACGTAAGTAGTTATCTCTTGCCCATGGTTTTGAAAAAATATAATCTTTATATTTTGTAAAAATGTCTTTGCTACTATCATATTTGAACTCATCAGGACCCGCAAAGGTAAATGATTCTGGTGTATTATGATAAGCAAATGGTATAATACTCTGTGCTTCTTCTATCGCACTTTGACAACTGTGGGTTTTACCATAACGATGTGTATATTCTTCACATAATGCCACACCGTGAGCAACTAACCACCATGTATTCACGAGTGATTCATTTGCCCATGCAGTGCAAGGGTGATTACGAAATGCACCTTTTTCTGTTTTGTAAGGTGTTCCATCCAACTTATGTAATTCACCATAACCATGACCCCATTTTTCTGAACAAACAATAGACAACATTTGACATGTTTCTAAAGGCATCTTGACCACATGTTTGTCTGGTAATACTTGAGCAGACACATGAGGTGATGGGTCAGTGACAAAGATATTCATTTTTTGAATACTCCTAGTTTTGCTAGTAGATACACTGTCAGTATAGTCCAAAATAGAACTTCTAGTCCAATATTATTCATGTGCCCTCCATTGTTTTCTCATGCTCACATATGTGTCATTTTTCGCAACAATATCTCTTACTCGTTTAAATATTTGTGCCGACTTCGCATACTTATTTGTAGCATGATCTGGGTCTTGGGGTCTTACGTTTCCTTCGCTATCATATTTCTTGCCTGTC